AACAACCCGCGCCTCATTGAGGCAAAAGCCTCATGCCCAGGGTCACTCATCAAGTCATCCATGTCAGCTTGCAGAGCCCTGATAGGCAGCTGACTCTCACTGACTGCTTTGGCTAGTTGTTGAAACATTTCTGCAGGTGTGTTTTTCTTCAAGTCGTCCATGGTGAACCCGTATCTGCTCAGGGTTTCCATCCATGTCTTGCTGCCGTTCAAGGCGTCATTCTGTTTGACTGACAAGTCTTTGATGGCATCCATAAGCCTGTCTACTGGCATTCTCGCCTTTGAAGCTGCTGCAGCCAGTTTCTGGATGTTGTCTGTTGTTGTGTCATAGGTAAGTGCAGCGTCTAGTGTTTCTTCTGCACCCACAAACATCTCACCAACTCCCCTGGCAATAGACTCAAAAGCCATCATGCCTGCAGCTTGGCCCGCAAAAGTTCTGGCTGTGTTTTTGGCCCAGCTTGCCGTGGAAGCTTTGAGCTTTTTCATGCCTAGCTCCCACGTTTTTGTGTCGATGCCAGCTTTAAACATCAAGCTCATAGCTCTGCTCTCCTTTCAGCTTCTAGCCTTTCAAGCTCAGCAAGGCCCTCGGCTAGTCTGCCGTCTATTATTTTGCCCCCTCCCTGCTGCTCGTTTAATGCCAACACGTCCCACACTAGCTGCATGAAGCCTGCGTCCATGATGTCATTTGGGCTGTAATTAAGCCTAGAAAGCGCCGCTGAGCGTAAGCCCTGCAGAAAGTGCGCCCCATGCTTGGCACCACCTGTGCCTCCTTCTGCCTCCATTATCTCTGGGACTTTCATGTTGTTGGCTAGGTATGCATAAGCTTCAGCCATTGTGGCGTCATAGTCTTTTGGCATTGGCTTCTTGCTGTAATACCATTGCCCCACAGGGCTGAGAAACCAGTTGAGCCACTTGCAGCCCTGGCTGAAGTTGCGCTTGCAAATGCCAACAAAACCCCAGAACTCAATGGGCGTAAGAATCTCCACAATGCCCACACGTTCAAGCAGCACCGCATGTCCATAGGACAACGGTAGGAGCTTCTGTCCACCTACATAGACAGGCCCTGGCGCTGCTGCTGCTGCCCAAGTGCTGGACATTAGTTGTTCACGTTTTCGTATTCGATTGCTGAAATGCTCCACTCAGCATAGTTGCCGCTGGAGCGGGTTTTCTCAGCGCTGGTTATAATCCATTGAGCTGTGTTAGTCTCAATCTCACCCCAACCTCCATGGGTTATTTCCAAGTCTTGCCCCACTAGAAAAACGGTTGAGAAATTAGAGTCAGCAGCAGAGACGTCACTGCCGCTAATTATGCCTGTCAGGTTGAGGACTTTGCGCTGGTTATAGCTGCAATGGCTAACCACTTCTCCGTTGCTGTTGTTGGCTGTGTTTGTGTCTCCCTCATAGCTGCATCGAATTTCGGTTGGAAACATGCTTATCCCGCTGCCTCCATTAATGCTGATTGTGATGGCTGAGCCGTCTGTCTTAGTGCCGTAGGTAAAGGCACTGCCTTTGAGAATTTTGCTCATTGAATTGTCTTTCTATTTAATTGTCTGAATTGTCTGTTGAGCCTGCCCCGTCATAGTCAATGGGAATGTGTTCCACCGCTGAAATGCTCCACTCTGCAAAGTTTGCACTGGAGCGGGTTTTTTCGGCGCTGGTTATGTGGAAGTCTCCGTAGCCTGTGCTGTGCACCCCTGAAGGGTTTTGCGTGGATGGCCAGCCTAGATTTCCACTTTTGTCCACCTCTTCCCACTCAGAGCCTCCGCCGTAGCTTATCCACAAATCACAGCCTACTGAGAAGGGCGCTGAGAAAGCTGCGTCTGCTGTGGTGACACTTTCGACGCCTGAAGCGTTTGGAGTTTGGCTGGTGGCAAGGACAATGCCTGTGAGGTTTAAAACCTTGCGGTGGTTAAAGCCCACCACGCTGACAACCTCCCCCTGGTTGTCTGTGGCTGTCGCTGTGTCTCCCTCGTAGGAAAGGCGAATTTCGGAGGCATACATTTCACCGCTGAACCTGACAGTGCTGCCTTCCATGACTCTGACTTGTATGACGCCACCACCCGTCTTGGTGCCGTATGTAAAAGCTGTGCCTTTTAGAATTTTGCTCATGAGAAATTGCCAGCCGCACTGGCTAGGGTTACCGTTATGGTTTCAGTCAACACACCGTCCTCCATGTCTCTGGTGCTGCCTTGGTGCTCTGTGACTCCAAAGAAGTGGAAGTCTGTGGAGAAGCTGTTTAAATCATTGAGGCCTGAGTAGAAAAGGGCGTCCTCAACTTGGCTGAGGGTTGTGTCATGTATGTCCAGCGCCCCAGGCTGTGCTTCTCCGTCAATTTCACTCTGCAACATTATGTTCAACTGGACATCCATGTTGCCTGTGTTTGGCGGGTTTTCGGTGCCACCTTCATAGGCTACAACTACACAGGGCAGCCCTTTTATCTCGTCCCGTGTGGCTGCATAGACAGGGACACCCACCTTGCTCTGCAGGTAGTCTCTCAAAGCTTCTTCTGACTGTTTGCGGTAGCTCACTTCGTCCTCCTTTGAGTGTCTTTAAAGTCTTTTCTTAGTTTGCGCTTGAGGTAAAAAAGCATGTCCCTTGTTTCTTCTTTCACCGCTTTCTTTAATCCTTTGACTGCCGTTGGCACATGCCTTGCCCAAGGAACACCGTTAACAATGGTTGCCACTGGGCCTACTTGGAAAATGCTTGCAGCAACTCCCCTGCCTTTGCGGCTAAAACTGCCCTGGCCTTTTGGCTTTGCTCTTTTCTCTTTCAGGTGTGGCCTTATGTCGTCAGCTGCACCCAGCCAGCCAGCCTTCAGAAACCCTCTGCCCTGCTGCCTTGCTCTGATGTTCTTTGCAAGTTGTGCTTCCATTGCTTTTCCGTGCAGCCCAGGCTCACCGCGTTTGCCTCTTGCGTAGTTAATCAAAATTGCTCCAACAGGTGCCTTTTTCCTCCTGCCTCTTCCCCCTCCTTGTTTTCGCTTTTTGCGTTTAGGTGGTTGAGTTTTGGCTCCCTTCAGCAAGTCTCTTTCAATGCGTTTGTCAGTGGCGCTTTTGGTGTAGCGAATGCTTTTGAGGCAAATGTTGAATGCCCTCTTGTTGACTTCGTCCACAAAGGTTCTAGCGCTTACGTCCAAGTATTTGCTCAGCACCTTATTGAAGCGCCTTGTGTCTAGCTCCATTGTGGCCCTTGGAGCAGCTGCTGCCGTTCCTCTAACCATGCTTTTTCATGAGGCCCAACTCAAAGGCCCCGTCATTAGTCACAACTGTCTCCACCTTAAAGCGCTTCCCGCCCCTAGTTAGCACTGCCCCCACCAGTGGCCTCATGTCATTGTCTGCCCACTGTTTTCTGGAGGTTGTTATGGTGACGTCATAGCCCTCCAGTAGGCCACCCTCTTCCAGTTGTTTGGTGTCTGTTCGCCCTGACTCCACGCCTCTGAAAAGTGTTCCTGAATAGTCGAAAATGCAGCCCAAGCTTCTCTCTAGCTCCACCTGCTGCTCATAGGCAAATCGGGCCCTGTGGTGCCCTGCCTCAACTGTGTTGGTAGAGGCCACTTGGCCATAAGTTCCTAGGGTGGTGTCTAGGCTGAAGTAGTCTGCCCTAAAATTCCCGTTGCCACTTGGCACGTCCAGCTTGACTGTCTGGGCAACCACATGGTCCAAGCCACTGTTCACAGCCTCTACTATGTAGGCGGTTGTGTCGTATTGTGCAGCGTCTGCTGTTACTCTCAGAATCAGCTCTGTGTCTGCTGTGTAGGTTAAGTCCTGCGAAGTGTCCACAGCAGTCCACACAGTAGGCGCTGCCACTGTAGCTGTCTCATAGAGCCAACCAGCTCGCCAGTTTGTGAAATGTATTGCAGGCATAAACAAAAAAGCCCAGGCGGGCAGTGTCCCGCCTCACCTGGGCTCATTCACAACAGGAGTTCAGGCGCTCTTTTTGGAGGCCTTCTTTTTGGTGGCTGGCTTTGGGGTGGTGGAAAGTTTGGCCCGTTTCCAGTAAGGGGGCTTACGGTAGACAAACAGGTCAACAAATTTGCCGCTTGGGTTTTCCCTTTCGGCAACGAATGCCTGCTTGCAAAGGTCAGCGTCTCCTACTTGGAGGACTTCAGGAGCCCCGTCTGGGAGAATGCCAATGGTCATGGAAGGTTTGGTAATCATATCTTTCTAATTTGTTAAGGTGTGACTATGCGAATTCCGCAAGAGGAGTTGCCAACAGCAACCCCCCAGAGACAGGACACACTCAAATAGGTGAGCCCCGCTGTGGCGTCATAGGAGCGCCGAAATTGTAAAGGCAAGCCCGTGAGGGGCTCTACTACTGAGAGGACTTCTACATTGGCCCCGAATGCAGGCTCAGCAACATGGCGGGCAGCCATGACTAGTGCTGATGGGTGGCATGCAAAGCCTCTCAGGTTGTTGGCTGTGGGTATTCCCTGGTATTCGACAATACCCATGCCGAAAACGTCTGACACTTCCCCGTTCAACAAGGGGTCTCGTGTGTTGTATTCGTCAGCGTAGATGAGCGAGTCCTTCATGATTGCCGTGGTGTAGTCCACGTCCAGAATCATGGAGCGCATGCTCTTTGGGGCCTTCGCTGTGCTCAGCAGCTCTTGGGCCTGTGCCACCTCGTCAGTGTCAAAATCTGCTGCTGACTTGGAGATAGAGGTGGGGAAGTTGGTGGGCGTTATGAGCCCAAAAAGTGTGTCCGCAAAAGCCTTGGCTGTGGCCTCTATTGCGGGCCTTGTGAAAATGTTGAAAATAAAGTCAGCACTTGCTGCCTTGCTGACTTCCAAGTCAGTCAGGCCAATGCTGAAGCCCTTCATGTGGGTGAGGTCAATGCTCACCTCGGTTGTCTCAATGTCTCCAGGGGAGTAGCTACCAGACAGGTCCATGGCATTGACTGCCAGCGGAATTCTGGTTGTCACCCCTTCCCCCCTTTGCCGCACCCCGTCCGAAAAGTTTCGGGCGAAGTGGGCAAAGAAGGGGAAAGAAAACCCCAAGTGGTCCAGCGTTAAGCTGGCCACTGTGCTGAGGTTCAGTCCTTGGAGTTGATTAGGCATTAGCCTTAGGCACTCTTAATTCTCTGCAAGCTGTCAACTTGGCCCTTAGCCACACCATACAGACAAGCCACAGAAACCATGTGCTTGCCTGCGGTGGCATCGTACCAGCTGCGCAGCTGCAATGGGGTCTGAGAGACGTCAGGGGTGGTCAGGTTCAAAACCTGCACATTGCCGTCTGCAGGAGCAGCTGGAAAACGTGCAGCAACTGCCACAGCACTTGGGTGCAGCGCAAAACCTTGGAGGTTTTCTGAGGTGGTAGTTGCAGAGGCTCCGTTGATTGCTCCGGTGTATTCCCAGAGGTTCATTCCATGGACACGGGTGCCCATGTGTTCACGTACTGCTTCAGCGCCACCATAGGTATTGCTCGCACCCACAATTGAGTCCTTTTGAATGGCTGCATAATAGGACGGCGAAAGAATGACGTTTCGGTCACCTCTGGGCACCTTGCGTCCGCTTAAATCCCCAGAAATTGTGGCAATATCGTCTGAGTCGAAATTGGCAGCTGTGACAGTGGTGGCGTTGGTGTAATTAGCTGAAACAACAAGCTTCACAATGTCAGTGAAAATGCTGTCAAGGACTGTTTCGTAGGCAGGCTGCAAGAAAATGGAAGTTAACCATTGCACGTCACCTGCAGCGCGAGAAACCTCATAATCTGAGAAGCCCATGGAGTAGCCCTTGAGCGAATTGAGCTGCACCGTCACAGCCGTTGAATCTACGTCATTGGCTGCATATCCGGTGGACAAGTCTTGCGCTGTGAGTCCTGCTGCATAACGAGTCACAACAGACTCGCCGCGTCCGCTAGGGTCACCCGTGAAGTCACGGGCAACTGCTGAGAGAGGGGCAAAGGTTTGCCCCAGAAAATCGAGTGACAATTCGGCAATCGCCTCAAGGTTCACTCCCTGGATGTTGTTGGCCATCTAAGTGTCTTTCTATCAACCACTTACCTAAGAAGTGGCTTAATGTGTTTGAGGTAGTAAGCCCGCCGCTCCTGGTTACCTTCCAGGGTGCGGTAGTGCTGCCAGTGCTCTGCCTGGGTCAGCTCTTCTGTGGGCTCGGGTTCGGTTGCTTCCTCAACTGGCTCTGCACCGCACTGGGCCACAATGTCTGCAGCCTGCTCACTTGCGGTGGCTTTCTCCTGTTCAAGCAAAGAATTGGTTTCTTCCAGCAAGGCTACCTTGGTCTCAAGGGCCTTGATGTCTTCTTCATGCTGTGCACCAAGCTTGGCGACTTCTTCAGCATGTTTGCCTGCCTGCTCTTCTAGTTGGGCCTGCAGGGTTTGGTTGCCAGCCAGGGCTTCTTCTAGCTTGGTGCTCAAGCTGTTCAGCTCCGTGTTGGCCTTAACTAAATCTAGAATTGTCTTCATGTGTTGTGTGTGTGTTGGTTAAAGGTTTCCCATCAGCGCCAAGACGCTGTCCAAATCGTTGACTACTGCGTCCCCTAAACCTGAGGTGACTGCCTCGAAGCCCTCGTAAGTCAATCCAGTCATGCTGGACTCAGGGGCAGTGCGTTTGAGGTTTATGTCTGCTTTAAATCGTTCATGCCACTTGGTGACATTGGCTTGCAGGCGAGCTTCTGCTTCCTCGGAAAGTGGCTTAAAGTCAGCCAAGTCCAGCTTGTTTTCTCCGCTTGAAATCGCGTTGACTTTAAAGCCATTCATGGCGAGGTGTTCGGACTGGTCTAGTAGCGCAATGTAGACGCCTACACTTCCCACCTCCGCTGACTCAGAGACAATGACGCTGTCCGCACAGGAAGCCACCCAGTAAGCCGCTGAGGCTGCCATGCCTTCTGTGTAAGCCACCAAAGGCTTGCTGACGTTGCGAAGCTTTGCAGCCAGTTCTGGAAGGCCTGTAATCGTGCCACCAGGGCTGTCTATGTGGAGCAGAATGCTGGAGACGTTGGGGCTTGCTTCTGCTTCAGACACCTGTTGCCAGATGTCGTCATAATCAGTCATTCCCAGCATCCGCTCCCATGGGCCCAACATTTTGCCCAGGGCTCCATGAATGTGAATTATTGCAACCCCATCCACCTCTTGTGGCGGGCGGTTGGGTTCAATCGTGTATTCCTCGTCCTCATCAAAGTAGGCTGAGGCTTCAGTCAATGCAGAGTGGTAGTCTGGGCGAATTGCCCACACCTCATTCTGCAGCTTGTGGGTCAATCGGTGTTTCATTGCTGTCTGCAAATACAGGGTTGGGTGTGCGTTGTGAGAGGAGGTGCATGGCAGTCTCCATGCTGATTCCATACTCGCTTGAAAGTCGTTGTGCTCTGGTAAGCAAGTCCACTGCCTCAGCCTCCACTTGGCCTCTGACTTCTTGCCAGTCCATGCCAAGCTCGCCCACGTCTTGGGACATGGTGCGGAGGCCTAGCTTTATGGAGTCATGGTTGGACTTGGCCTCCCTGCCTAAGTCTACGGTAATGCGCTTAGGTGTTTGCCAGCGCACCTTCCACCAATTCTCTGAGGGTGGCAGCTCGCCCCGCTTAATGCCCCTTGCAATAACCCAGCTCCACACTCTGTTGCAAAGCTTGGTTGCTATGAGGTTTTGCCGCTCTTCAAATCGGCGCTGGGCTTTCTCTAAGACAAAACGTGAGGCACTGCCTGTGCCTTTGGAAATATCCCAGACAAACTCATAGGGCAGTCCAAGGCCTGTGGCCACTTCACGGGTGAGGTGTTCAATGAAGCCCACAAAAGTGCT